GCAGAAACGGTAGCTACTTCAGCAGTATTAGTTAAAACGGCAGCTAACGTCGATGACGTACCAGCAAAAGTTTTGGTGCCAGTAACAGTTTGAACTGTGTTGTCACTCAGAACATTACTTAGCGTGTTGCTACCAAACGCGATGGTTTTGTTTGTCAGCGTTTGAGAAGTGTTTGTGCTGGCGACATCAGTTAGCGTGTTGCTGCTAAATGCAATTGTCTTATTAGTCAGCGTCTGTATGCCATCTAAAGTAACCGCAGTCCCGCCATTACCACCAATCTGTGCGTACACTTCCCAAGTCGTGCCGTCATAGACTAACTGAACGCTTGCGCCAGTGATGTCACACACTAAATCTTGAGCTAACCCGCCAATCGTTGAACCGTTACGGCCTACGGTCAGGTTATTAGTTCCCCACGAAGCACCGGCATCAGCAACCACTACTTGTGCGCCGGTCGCTGGCGTTGCAGGCAATGTGACTGTAAACGACCCGCCCGACGTGTCTGCTAAGACACCCTCTTTGTCTTGCGTGGTGTAGTTTGATGTTTTTACGACATACGTTAAGCCACCAGCAGGCAGCGCAGCCGATGTCCAAGTTGTGCCATTCGAAGTCAGCACGTTACCATTCGTTCCGGGCGCTACAAATTGAACCGCACCCGTTCCATTCCCAAGAATGACGTTGTTTAAAGTCAGCGATGTTTGGCCTGTACCACCGTTAGAAGCGGGAAGTGTCCCACTTAAATTAGCAATATCCGCAGTAGCTACCGTTACAAAGTCCGACCCATTCCATGCACACAAAGCTTTAGTGGAAGCGGCAATCGTTGTGCCAGTTGTCGCTGATCCTTTTAGAACTACCGCAGCGTCTGACTGGTTAATTACGATGTACGCTTTAGACTGGCTTGGGACGATTACATTACGACTTACCCCCGGCGTACCGGTTGGGATAAGAATTGCGCAACGTGCTTCGTTAGCTGAACCAGAGCCCGTCGTAGAGAGCGTCCAGTTACCAGAAGTAACCGATGCGGTAGCAGTAGCAGCAATCGAGTCTTCTACTAATTCCGTAATGCTGTCGTTAACAGTCGTGCCCCAAGTGCCTTGCAATTCTCCAGTAACTGGGAGGGCAAAACCCAGTAACGATGTATACGATGTAGGCATATCTATGTTTCCTTATGCTGCTTGCTGAAAAGCATTAATAACTGACCAGTTTGGATTTTGGTAGTCGTTAATCACTGACCATCCTCTAAATGTTACTGTCCCTACCGCCCCTGTGCCTTGTACACCTGTAACCAGTATACTGTCGTCAATCTCAATTACAACTGTTCCAACAGCCCCCGTGCCTTGCACGCCTATCGGAATAATTACTTCCCCAACAACAGCACTTACTGTTCCTACTGCCCCCGTACCAACCACACCAATCGGGTAGACAATCCAGTCGTACGCCGGAATTACAGTTCCAATTGCTCCGGTACCTTGTACCCCTAAAACAGTTACATTGCTATTAATCTGGAACGTAACTGTCCCAATACTGCCTATTCCTTCTACGCCGGTCGGCACTACCGTGTCGTTTACGGCAAGGTTTACTGTTCCAACATCCCCAGTGCCTTGAACTCCTGTAACCGTATATACGATACCAACCGTAAACGTCACTGTTCCTACAGCACCAGTGCCCTCAACACCATTAGGCACCACAACATCTTCAACCTGTACTATGAACCCGCCAATAAGCGCAGTTCCATCTACCCCAATAACAGCGATATTACTGTTCGTTATTACGGCTGGGGTACCTACTGCTCCGGTACCAGATACTCCATCAACGGCATACGCTGGGGATACCCCACTCCACGCGTTGTATCCCCAAGCGCCATTACCCCAACCCTGATCCCAAGTTGTGGCTGCCACATTATTTCCTTATTACGCAATTCTAATAATTGCGGTTGCCGCAGCTGCTGCGGGGAATTGGATTTGGAAGTCGCCAGAACTAACCGACTGATCACCACCAAAACTCAACACTGCACAAGCTGGATTACCCGTAGCGGTATCGTTATAGATAATCCCACCGCATGACGTAAACGTAGCCGAAGTCCAAGTAGTGTTATCAAAGTCGCACACGGCAGTCGTGCCATCAGCAACCGGAGTCACAGATACCAGCGTATTGCCGCCGGTCGTATAACCAGAACCGTTCGGTAGTTCGTCAGTATTACCAGTCAAGTCATCATAGCTAGTGGTGGCTGCGCCATAAGTGCCTGACCCGGCAGCGGTTGCCTTCATCAAAGCCAGCTTGAAGGTGTTGCCAGTAGAAGCAGTGAAGTTGTGAACCGCACGAAGAATCTCTACTTTGAACGAAGTAGGCATTGCGGTGGTTACTGAAATAGGCATTTTAATTCTCCAAAAGTTTAGTTAATTCAGGGTGTCCCGCATCACGGAGACGGTTAGTAATCGTAGTGTGATTTGATTTCACACACTGATTACCGTAGTTAAGCAACACACCACGAATACTTTTCCTAAATGCTTCGGCTTGTTGCCGTAGAACTGGGTCTGCGGAAGCGCTTATGAAAATGATTCGATCCAACGTATTGTCAACCAACTCCTCTGGTGTGAACCCACGACCAGATACCGTAGTTGCTCTAATGTCTCCCAATAATGCGCCGCCATTTGCTGATAGCATCACGTCATCCTTATGATTGCACTGTTTGCCGCGTTTGCCGGGAACTGCACCGTAAACGTCTGGTTAGCTACTATTTTGTCGTTACCAAAATCCAATACTGCTACAGACCGATTGGCCTTACTTGCGTTATAAATCAAGGCACCCCGGCAAGTAAACGAGGCATTAGTCCAGCTTGTATTGTTAAAACTTACATATACCGTGGTGCCGGTAGTCTGCACCGTTGCACCTGTTAACGTGTTGCCACCAGCCACGTATCCAGTTCCTGTAATCTGATTGGTGGTTGTGTACGCAGTTGTGCCTGCATCCAAATCAGCGAACGCCGTATAAAGCGCAATCTTTATCGTATCCGTAAGAAGGTCATGAATCCCTTCATACAGTTCAGCTTTAAACGACGTAGTTTGAGTTTGGACAATCATTTAACTGGGTACCTAACTTGACCATTACGATACGCATCCTGACGGTTCTTACCATCGCCAAGCTGTTTAGCCAGCGCTAATGCTTCGTCATACCGTTGCTGATACTTCGCCATCAAATCTGGTTCGCCCTTCATGAATACGTAAGCCTCAAGCAACGAGCCGTACAGAAGGACTGAATCAAAATTGTCTCCAAGCCACGACGTACCAGACGGATTGTTGACTGTATCGGACATCGAGACGGGGTAGTAAAAATAGTGCAACTCCGCTATGTAGTTGGCATTAGGCGTCGGACCTAAAATAAACGACAACTCATTAGTCGGCGTTACCGGAGGCACACTTGTCGTCGTTGGGCCAAAAAGGGCGTAGTACTGAGGAATGCCAGTCGCAGTCGTATTGTTGGGGTATGCCTCACGGATGAAGTTCACATCCTTATCCAAGAGGTAGTAATAGTTACCTGACCCATCAACCACAGCCAAAGAAAACACAGACAAAAAGTCACTTGGGGCAGACAGGTATTTCAAGCCTGAAGTCAATGCGCCCGTGACGTTTTTGCGTAGTGCTGGGAACTGTATCGAGTTGTATATACGCTGTTCGGCGTTTTGCACGAACGTGGCGAGCGCGGTCGCCGTGAACGTATTCTCGGTATAGTCCTCAATCGCTGCGGTTAACTGCGCGTAGTTCATCAGCCCATCTTCCCGCTAATCTTGCGCCCTTTAGTCGCTGCGCCGTAGCCCCGCATCTCGCCAACACCGTACGGATTAATTGGCTTGTAATTGCCCTTGCTGATGCCGCCAGTAGACATGTTCATTTCATTCATGACTTCAGCGCCGGTTTTATAACCGGAATATGTAGCGACGTTGGTATCTTTACCGGTCATCGTATGAGGGGCGGCGTATACGTCACCTGACCCCACCTCTTTACCTTTAACCTTCATACTGTATTTAGCCATGATCAAAGCCCCGTAGCACGAACTTTGCGAACAGGCGACTTCTGGTTGGCGACCTTAGCCAGACCGCGCCCGAGACGCTTCATTTCCTCGTTAGTCTTACCACCGGCTCGCATCTTCTTGGCAGCGTGCATACGCTGCTCGTGCTTCTTGACCTCACCGACAGCTACCTTTTTCATCTGAGATGGCTTCATATTAACTCCTAAGAAATTGAGATTGTTGCATTACCCACCGCAGTATTAGCCACAAGATCGTTTGGCGTTAGTCCTGCATCGTCACTTCTGGCCCCACCCACGGGTGCCCAACCCCATTGAAACACCCGGCTACCGCCTTCAGGAAACCCAAACCCAAGCGGCGCTGTACTGTTAGTTGTAAGTTCCTGTAGCCCACTTGTGCCCGACACCCTATAACTTACATCTGGACGCGGCTCTCTAACAGCTTGTGGATCATCCACCGGATACATACCTAATTGCAACTGTGGGTGGTCAGGATCCCAACACGTAGGGCAAACCTTAATCTTGTACGGGCGGGTCTTAACCGTCTGGATGCGTAGTTGCTTAAGCATATACCGCTGGGCACAGCGGTCACACTCTGCAATCGCAAACTTACCAGAGGCAAACCGATTAGGCATGACTTACCCGTAATAAAACATGTTTCTTGGCACAATCCGCAGCGGCGCTGTGTCCCGATCTTCGGCAGCAGCCAAATCCCACTGCTCTTCATAAGCTGCTTTAAGCATCGCTATGCGGCTCGGATCAACCTCCGGCAGCTTCATACTTAAGTAAAACGCAAGTCCCGCCACCATACACGGCAGCAAGCGGAACGGAATATCCTGAATCACGGTGCCATTAAGCCCACCGTCTTGAATCCTACGCATCCTCCAATACACGAATGTGTACTGATCTCCCGGCGCGTTAGGTGTAGGCCACACATTGATGCAAGGCAAGTTCTGCACCGTCACGTAGTTGGCTGGGGAAGCGTTATGGGAGGCTGCGGTTGTGTTGTTCTGCCCACGAGCACAGTTCACCAGCGAGTTACCGCTGATGTTTGGATAGCTAATAGTCTCGTTGTCTAGCTTGATGAACCCCGCTGACGGTAGCCCAACTGTGGTACTGAGTGGTATGGTTGTTACCACCGCGTCAATGTTCTGCGCCAACGTAACGGATGTTGTGTACTCGGCACCTGTTTGGCGGTTAAACCACAACTGGATTGGGCGACCTTGTGCCAGTTTGTTAGGTATCGAGGAATAGGTCGGCTCAGCAATCCGGCTGATATTGATGTCAATCTGCTCTAGCGTCGTGGGCTGGGTGCGAATCACATGATCCAGCATATCAATCGTATCGGTTGGGATTGGATAGATAGCCTGACCAGTTGTCAGCGGAAACGACCCCTGCTCTATCGTCCAGAGGTTAAGCCCCCGGTTAGCCCACTCAATCGACATCAAGTTCAACGAACGTCTTGCAGTGCGCCAGTTGTATCCAGTACGTAACTCGGCACCGCACCGCTCAAACGCCTCTTCGATGAGGTTATTGAGGTCAAGGTTAAACTCGGCTGTGCCGGAAGTAGGCATTGTTATTTCACTTTCCTATGTGGTGCAACCTTCTGCGCTATGCGTTTTGGCTGCGCAACGAACTGCTTACCAGCTTTCTTTCCTGCCCGCTTCGCCCGTGTTGTGGCGGCATACTCGGCGGGGCTTAATGCTTTTATGGCGCTTTCTGGTAGGTACCGCTCCCCCGTCTTTGACGACGGTTTGCCACTTTTGGTGCGCCATTTCTGTTCGCCCCAAGACTTCAGGCTTTGTTGTGGGGCTTTCAATCTCTGTACCCCCCACCTGCTGCCTTGTACTTCTTAGCCACTAGCTGTGCTTTGCGGGCTGACCATTGACCTGCTCCTGTGCCATGGGTGGCAGCGGCTTTTACTTGCGATACGATCTTCTTGCGAAGGCTCGGCTTCGTGTAATTACCTGCTGCATTAACCTTGCCGCCTTTTTTATACTGCGTAAAGTCGGTGTCATCCCGTCGGGCCTTCTTCTTGGCCTTCGGCATTTTGCTTGGTTTAATTGCACCCATGCCACGTGAGGCCATCATGTCAGCACGCCTTACCACCACGCTTCATGCCTTTGTTGCCAGCCATGACGATTTGTTTGCCTTTGGTTTTGCCTTTAACAGCAACGCCATCACGGCTAGGAGCAGCAGTTTTCACAGCGCCCATCTTGCTTGGCATCATACCGCCGCCTGCGTAACCACCTTTAGCCATCTTCTTCATACCGCCTCCTGATTTAGTGAACTCTCGCCCCACGGATTGGGGCACTCCTACCTGCTTAGCGAAGCCCTTGTTATGGGCAACCGCCTGCATAAACTTTTCCTGCTTTTTAGATACGGTAGGCATTAAATAACCTTACCCCGTGTTTTGCCACGCTTAGCAATACCATCTGCGCGTTTGGAGGCTGACGAAGTTGAGCCACCTGACGAATATCCTTTAACCGAACCACCTTTTTTCATTTCGCCGGGGCGTTTTCTGCCTTCCCGTAGCGTACTAAGGTAATTAGTTAATCCTTCAAACGCTCCATAAGGACCAATACCACCGCGCTTTTTTGGGGGTTCATCTTTGGTCTTAGAAGAAAAACTTTGTGAACCTAATTCTGAACTATTCACCACGTCTTGATAACGAGGAGTAGGTTTAGCTTCAGTCTTAGTTTTTGCTTTATCGAAACTGGGTTTTGCTGCGGACTTAGCCGTTTTGATCGCTTTCTTCTTTACTGGAGATGTATACCCGCCTTCTCCATCCATTTCAGAAATCTTTGAGCCGGGAGAGGCTTTGCGTAAACGCTCAGTCAAGCTTGGACCTTCAGAATCATCCATTGATGGAGTTGAGCTATGCGGCACATCCATACCGTCATCGCTATACGCCGCTGTGCGCGGTCTACGCCCACTATAGTCACTACTTTCTGTCATAGAAGAAGATGCCTGCTCGTTATATGAGCGCTCAGGAAATGTAGTACGAACTACTTCCCCAGAACCTGACCGTACGGGATTGCCATAACGATCTCGCAAGACTCCACCACCTTCTTGGAACCGTTTAACTTTGCGCTTCATAACACCCTCCGTTGGGATTCGATCAGCTGGTCAATCTTTGTCTCCAGCCGATTAAATCGTTGATCTATATGATCCGTAATACGGTCAACCTCTGCCTTAGTCACGTTATCCCGCGCAATCTCCTCACGCGTCTTGTTCAACAAGATGGTGATACGTGCAAGCTCAGAAAACTTCTCATGCGCAACGTACGCAAACAAGCCCACAAAAAGTGTTAGGGCGCCATTCCAGACAAATGCAAAATCCACGGTTAACACTTCCAAGCTCTTAAAGATTTGTTAATACGGCTATTCGGATCGTTCGCGGTTTTGGCGCTTGTCAGCTTTTTCTTCATTCCTGACATACGAGCGCAGAACGACTTCTTCCTTGCGCCGCCTTCCGGCTGGGGAGGTTTCAAGTTCATGCCTTGCGCTTTCGCGGAGGCTCTCCCTTTGGCGTTCAAGCCGCCTTTGGGATTCTTTCCCTCTTTCCTCGTCCATGCCGGAGACTTAGCCATAGAACACCGTTGACGTTGCGTTGGATACCAAGCCCACGTAAATCCCATTGAGAGCCAAAATACCCTCGCCGGGAATAACTACGTTAAACGCTGTGGGGTTGTAGGTATCGACTTCCATTAAAACGTCTGCGTACATCGTGACGTTTCCGCTGGTAGTCAGCGAAGCAGTTGTGACCGTAAATGTATTGTCACCAGTAACCGTGACGGTATACACGTTGTCTACAGCAGTGCCGCTAGTAAAGTTCAACCAAACACGATCCCCATTAGTTAGGCCATGATTGGCAATTGTCACAGTACAAGTAGTACTGGTTGGAATATCGTAGGTTCCTGTCTGCGACACATTATTCGCAAACACCGTGTTTCTGCTTGTGGCGCTTGTATTCGCAGAAACTACCGCACCTTTTAAACGGACACGATAATCTACGGCGACTCCAGAAGTCGTGACATGCGCTGACTTTACGTCATATTGCATTCCCATTTACATTCTCCGTTTCTTCAGGCGCATCTAACCGATTAATTAGCATTTTGTACGCCGTTATCGTGGCTTGGGCTTGAATCAAAAAGGTTTGCGCCTTTTCTGCCTCTTGCTCCAAGTCACGAATCTCAGCTTCCAAAAACTCTCTGGTTATCTGCATTACAGAGAAGCCGCGCAAAGAATGAAGAAGTCGTTGCCAGCAGCATCAACAATCTTGATTCCTTTGGTAGCGGTAGCGGTTGTATCTTGGAGCATCGCCGCAGGGATATTCATTAGTGTGCCTAATGTTCCAGAACCGGAGTTGGTAACACGAATAAATGCAGCGGTTCCGGGCAGTGTCGAGGTATTCGTAATATCCGAATCAATCTGCAACGCCGCAACAGTGCCGCCAGTCGATACGCCAGCAGCCGCGCCAAGAGTCACTCGCAGAGCGTTAGCCGCACCAGAGATGCTGCCGCCAGAGTTAACCGAAAGGGAGATGTGAGCGCCGTTTACCGTGCCACCAGTTGCAGCATTTGCACCAGTTACGCGGGTAAGAAAACGTGCGGTTTCGCCAGAGCCAGTCGAGGTAAAGGTCAAACGCTCATAATTCAGGCGTACATCACCAGTTGTGTTCGATGCCGTTGCGTAGGAGCTTGATACGTTGCCAGCGGTGCTGACTGTGATGGGATCGGTGGAGGTGCCAGACTCAAAACCATTGTTCGATCTGACTGGACCCGAAAAAGTAGTACGTGCCATGTCCATTCCTTCGTGTAGTAGCACATCGCCTTATCGTCTCTACTAAGTCTGCTGGGTCAGTCGATAAGGCTGGAATATCCCAGACCTGCTGACTTTTTACTCCTCATTTTGGGGAGTGTCAAGGAGCGCTTAGAGAGTTTAGATACAGGTAATGATTTAACCAAATAAAACAGCCTATTATCAAAAGAACAAGGGGGCCGAAGCCCCCTCGAAACCCGCATAAATGCTGGGTTTAGCCTTGCGAACCGTACATCCCAAGTGGATCGCTCCACCCAAAGGAATATCGCTCACGTGACTTGTAACGAACGTTCCCTGTATCGAAATCTCCGTCCATTGAGTTCTGGAGCGGAACACGGATAAAGTGCTTCATACCGTTCGGTACGTCAGTCGTCAGGAACCACGCATTAGTGTCGGTCAAGAAGTGGTTGATCGTGTAGCCTTCTGGGATCGAACCATTGTTCTTGAGCGCGTTAATGTCGTTGTCTGCGGTACCGACACGGAGTTCGGTTTCCAACAGACGGGTCGCAACGAACTGGAGTGCTGGAGGCACAATCAGTTTCTTCGGCTTAGCAGCAATCAGCAGACCGCGTTCGTCCGTCCAAGCAGCGATTTGAATCACTGCGTTCTCAAGCGAAGTTTCGTTGAGATCGGTTGGAGTAGTGGGGATGTTGCTGTTGACGCCACCAGACACCAACGGGTGGTTAGCTGAGAACAGAGCCTGACCATCACCGCCCGGATAGGACGACGAGAAGCCATTGTTCAGCACTGCCGCAGATTTGACCTGCTTGGTGTAAGCCATAGCACGAGCCAGCGCCTTGGTATAACGAGCCGACAGGCTGTCATACAGGTTATCTTCGATGGCCTCTTCGGTCAGCGAGAAACCCAGAGCGATGGTTTCGTGGTTGTATCGAGCGGTCCATGCTTCCTGCGCATTGTCATACGCAATTGCAGAACCTTCGTTTTTCACCGGAGCTGCCGAAAAGCCGGACAGCTTGGTTTCTTCTTCGAACGAACGCTCGGAAGTCTCGGTTTCGTAGATTTCCTTGTGTTCTTCACCATAACGAGCGTACTCCAGACCAAACAACGCGTTTAGGCCGGGGAGTAGCTCTTTCAGTAGTTGTGCGCGTGAAATAGCCATGTTTTACTCCTTAAGCACCGGTGGCGTTGTAGTACGAGTGGAAGCCAAAGTTGAATTTGACAATCACCTCGGGGTACACAATGTTCCCGCTGGAAACGTAGGATGTGTCCGGCACCAGATCAACAATACGCATAGCGTAAGTTTGAGTCGGAGCACCAGAGTTCCAATAAACACCAATACGAGAATCACCGAACGTGGTGTCACCTGTGTTCAGAACCAACTGGACGTTATTGCCCAGAACGGTTTGCTGAAGTGGGGTAACCACAAGACCAGTTGTATTAGCGGTATCGCCAACAGAAACAACCTTATACAGTGCATCAGGATCATCACTGATATACGCGTACGCATCAGTTACGCCCGAAGCAAAACCGGGCCAGTACTGGCTGTAGGTCGGCTGCTTGGTTGTAGGATTAGTGTAGCGGCAACCCAAAAACACGCCAACAACACCAGGAACGGCAGAAGTATCGCTGTCCAACGTCCCCTTAATGATCGTACCACCAGAGTCAATCATGACAACATCGCCGTTAAACAGCGCGGTGTTATAGCTGACGCTAGAAGTTGTGATCGGTAGTTGACGAGTTGCACCTGCAAACACCTGCCCGCCGATCAAATTGATCGGTTGCAAGCCATAAGGCTTGTCAATGGTAGGATAAGCCATGTAACACTCCTAAAAATTTAGTTACCTTTACCAAAGCTATGCGAGGATTTTCTCTCTTTAAAGAGAGGCATCCTAGGATCGCTTTGACGCATTAAGTTATTGTCTACGGCTTCCGTCTGAGCTTGAGTTTGGTCCCGATAGTAATCAGAACGCTGGTTGACAAATTCTTCAGGAGCTTTACAGAGCAATAACCCGCCAATCTCAACATTGTCTTTAAACCGACTATTGGGATCGACTAGCAGTTGAAATTTTGGTTGCTCTTCAATGCGGACCGGTTCCCACCCCTCACGGAGCTTTGTCGAAAGGTTACGGGGGTCAGCTTGACCAAGCATGGATACACGTATCCAGCGATAGGCATACCCAGCCTCTTTATCAGGCTCAGGGAGTAATTCCGGCGGTGTCCACTGCTTAGGACGCTCGCTCATTGCTCGGGATGTCAACTCGCGTTGTAGTTTGTTTTCAGCCATTTTGGGCCTCCAATTTTCTGAGTTCAAGGGCGTATTGTTCCGGGGTTAATCCCAACTTCTTTGCAAGCGCAACTTGGCTCGTTCTCAGCTTTATCTTGTTGGAAGCTGTACTACGAACCGCTGGGGCTACCACTGTGCTCGGCTTTGTGCGAGCAGGCTCGGATCGCGCCTTGTCCTCCGGCTCCTCAATATCAAAGTATTCAGGAAACCGTCTGCGGATTGTTTTGTCCAAGACCGCGTAATATTCATCTGATCCAATCGCCACTTCGCCCGACTTTTTGAGTTTTTCGTGTATACCCAAAGCCGTTGCGGTCATCTCATCGTCTGCCCCATACCACGGGTTACGCTTTTGCCACGTTTCCAGTTTAGGGTTTAGCGGACGAGGAGCAGGTTGTTGGACCTGATCTGGTTGCGTTTGTACCGCATAATTTTCTTCTTGTAAAGTAGGCATCTTAAAGCTCTGGGCTTGCAACATCTTGTAGTTTGCAATCTGAAGAGCTTGTTGTGCTTCTACTAACTTATCGGAATCTCCGTTATCGTAAGCTTCTTTGTATGCCCGTTTTGCCATCTCCATCTCAAGAGTGGCAGCGTTGTTAAGAACAGCAGCGTACTCTCTACCGCCGGTGTCAAGAATGGTCTTGATCCGTTTGTTCTCATTCATTAGCTTTTGGGCTAATGCGATAGCTTCCTGCTGCTCTCTAAACGCGGCTTCTTTGTCGCGGCGCTCATCGTGGTACACCTTCTTCATCTGCTTGAGCTTTTCCTTGACCGCATCGTCGTACGAGTCAAGTTCATCCCTCTCAAGCTCCTCTTTTAGATTCTGAGGTAGCGGCTGTCTGCCCCTGTCCTGCGGTGGGGTATCGTCTTCAACCTCTATCTCAAAGCCCTCCGGTGCTTCCTCTTGTTGCATTGCAACGCTGAGTTCCTCTTGCTTACCTTGAGGCTTCTCGTCAGGAAACTGGAATTCATTATTTTCAAATTCAGGCATCTTGTCCTCCTGTTATTTACGGCGAATGCCGCGTGGGTCTTCAACTATTCCTTCTACGGAATCGTCGTTAATCATCCTAAATTCACGCCCATGAATTACCAGCCGGGAACCGGAATTTGGGCGCACCAAAACAAAATCTCCTTGTTTACACCAAGGTCCAGTTGGGAATCTATTAGCATCTTTGTAACAGTCTGGGCCTAGGTCAACTACAAAAAGAACAGTGGTCAGTAACTCTTCATAGTGAAGCGTCGTATCTGCCTTGACGATCCCGCTGTCAAATTCTTTCTCGATCTCCGGTATGGCACACAAAATTCTGTATCCCGATGGTTTGGGTAGTTGTGTTGCCTTTTCCGCGTCTGTAGCGTCAATACGGTACGCCCCAACAACCTGCGGGTTACTGGCGTCTGTAGCCAGCAGAATTGAATCAGTCATCCGAATCCTCCAAGTTTTTCTTAAGGTCTAATGTGTAGCCCCTTGCAATGAGCAGACCCCGGATCTCACCGCAAATCGATTTGTACTCATCAAAAGTCGTAGCTCGGCCTGCTGCCAAGTGATCTTTGAGCTGTACAATTTTTTCGTCCGCCTGTTGGACAAGTAGTTCTAAAGCATCCATTACTTACCTTTCGTCGGTTTAGGCTGGTTGCGTTGTGTGTTTTGCTGGTTACGCTGCATGTTCTGCTGATGTGTTTGCGATGAAATCTGTTTGAGTACGTCCACACCCATCTTGACAGCGTCTTTCTCGCGGGAGTCACGCATTTCAGCAGCCATACGTAAAGCCTCGTTCTTGCGATTAGCCTCCATCTTCTCCCGCTCAAGCTGTGTCTGTGCAGCTATCCGTGCAGCCTCAATCTTTTGTTGCTGCTGTTTAAGCTGAATATCTGCCGCATCTTTAGCCTGCTTGCGCTGTTGCTCAGCCTGCTTCAACTGCAACTCTTGCATCTGCATCTGGACTAGTGGGTCTTGTGCTTGTTGCTGTGCTTCTTGCTGAGCCACCTGTGCAGAGTTTTGCTGGAACAGTTGTTGTGCTGCTTGCGCCAGCATCGGTGCCAATCGTGCCTCGACTTCTGGCTCCATGTGGTTCTCTTCACCAGACTCATCTTTAGCGGGTGGCAAGTTAAAGCCAAGCTGCAACTCGATCTGCTTGCGATATTCCATACCAAGATGCTCGTTGATATGCGCCATCATCGCGGCTTGCATTTGCCCAGCCATCGGGTTGTTTTGTAGTAGCTGACCAATCATCGGATCCTGCATGGCAGACATATGGACAGTAATATGAGCGCGGTGATCCTGATACTCGAACGCTTTGACAGGCTTGCCCATCAAGATGTTCTGGTTCTCACTTACTGGGTCAGTCGGCTTCTGATCCTCATCCATCGGCACAAGTTTCTGTGCTTCTTTAATACCCAACACCTCTAGCATCTGGCGATGTAGTAGCGGCATGTTGTACAAGGTGGGCGACGCTTGAGCTAACTGGAATACCGCTTGGTATTGCACGATCTTCTGCGCCATAGTGCTGGCGTTAGGATCAGACACTGGAATTACATCCACGTTGTCGTAGTCGCTGCGCTTAGCTCTACGAGTACCTTCTTCTGGCTCGTAGTTGTACTCGTCAGGTGTGTAGGCTGCGATGATCTCTTTTAGCAGCCCCAGTTCTTGCTTCATGCTGTAGTGCACGCGAGCTTGAACTGCTGACATCGTTTTTAGTGTGCGCTCAAGAATAGCCAGCGTAGTGCCAACTGGAGCCTGTGCTGACATGTCACTGATTTGAAGATCAGCGGTATTAGCGAAACGACGACCTTCTTCAACAATAGTCTGGAACAACTGATACAAAGTCTGGCTTGGCTCTTTGTATGGCAGCGGCAGCAGGTTATCTCTGATCGACCCACTCGGCACATCTACATCACGGAACTCACCCGGAGCGATTGGTGTGTCGTCACCTTTAACTCGCAAGCCTCGTGCTTTAAATCCACCCGGCAAGTTAGCCAACGTACCTGCATCAACCAACTGACGGATCAGTGATGTACCTGATTTAGCAAACGCGCCAACTAAATGGATCAGACCAAAATAGTAGAAGCCAAAACCCGGCACGTAGCCGTAGTGCACAAAGTGTTGACGTTTCTGATGTGTATCATCATCAGGCTCCCAGTTACGACGAATAGCAAGAATTTCTGCTGAACCCTTCTCAATCGTCACAACATACGGCAGTGCAATGCCTGTTACTTTGCCGTCCTCATCCTTATGCTCAAAGCCCTCTAAGTCCAACTCGACGTGCATCTCAAGGAGTTTGTAGCGGTGATCTGTTGTAGCTCTAAAGCCCAACTTCTCAGCAATCTTTTTCTCAACCTCATCTAAGATATTGTTCGGCTCACCAATATCGACATCACGATAAAAGCCAGCGTGCTGCAAGCGAGTCAACTCGTTCTCGGTCTTACGCATCACATGAGTCACACGCTCTGCGGACACTAAGTCACTCGCGCCATACGGCACCACCATATCTTCAGCAGGCACATACATCGATACCTGACGCTCAATATGCGGGTCGTAGTAAATCTTCTTAAACGCATTACCCGCTAGTCCCAAGCCCCACAGCATGCGCTCGTGCTCTGGGCGATACTCTTTCATCACATCCATCAACTGATAATTCATATCAGCCTGAACGCGTTGGGCTGCGTCTTTCTTCTCAGGCGTCTCTTTACCAATGATCTGTGTCCTAACTGGGCCCGCAGCAGGAAATGTAGAAAGCATGGTCTCAGACTGAAACTTCACCAGCGCCTCAGACAACAGTGGGTGATACACACCACACGCACCTTCCCACGGCTCAGCACGTTCTTCGAGCTTCATACCCAGCAGCTCAAGGCCATCTACATAAGTCTGTATCCAGTCCTTACGCGACGCGATGTCCTCGTCAAAGTCACCGATCAATTCAGACGCTAGTGACGCCAACTCTTTCTCGTCGATGTATTCGGCAAGGTTTGCATTGAAATCTTCTTCGGTTTCTTTAGCTGGCTCGATCTCAATCTCAAGATCACCCATGCCAATACTTATAGACTCCGGGTCTTCAATCTCAATCTCAATATCCGGTTGAATAGATTGCGCAATAGCAAGGTCGTCTTCGGTCAAACCCTGCGGCGCTTGGTTTAATGCCTTATCAATAGCCATGATTAATCCTTAGTAAAACGGCTGACTACGCCGCTTAAAGTATTGTTGTTCATCCTCTTCGTCCAAGAGGGTGCGTATATACCCACCACGTCTAAACCGCATCATCGCAAGGGACACGGAATCAACATAATCGTCATGCTCCCCACCGGGGAACGATGCCACTTCGTCAATAACTTCTTCCGCCCAATTAGTATTAGGTGCCCAGACACGGCCTGACGCAAACAGGTCAGACACCGCATTAAGTCTTGAAATCTTGTCGTTACCCTTGCTGGGCGTGAACTCTTGCACCGGTATGCCCATCGCTCTCATCTCGTAGATGAGGGGGGCGCCTGACGCCTTTTTCTCCACAATGATCGAGTCGGGGTCCCATTCTTTGTACTCGTCGATAGCTTTCTTTTTAAGCGCAGGAAACTCAAGACGTTCGCGGAAAGAGTTAAGAAGGATGATATTGGCTTGTCTGACACCGGTATCGTCGTCCATATAAAAGACGCCCCATGTAGTACAGGCGCTATAGTCGGCACGAGTATTCTTCTCAAACGCTGTATCCCAAGCCTGCAAGACAAACTCACAGTGCGGGGGATCATCCTTCTCCCAGATCTGCCACCACTCCCGCTTCACAATCGCAGACTGCTCAGACGTGGGGTTCTGCATGTACTGCGCCATCCACTTCTGGTTGGGCAGTTCTTCCTTCAACGCTAGCAGTTCCTTCATGTTCCAGAACTGGGGCCACAAAGGATTGCCACTTGGTAAGATGGCAGGGAACTCAATAACCTCCCACTCATCTCCACCCCGCTGTGCTGCGGCTTTGATCACCTGACCAGTCAGATCCCGCTTTGACCAGCGCGTCATCACTATAATAATAGAGCCCCCCGGCTGTAGACGCTGACGAGGACCAGAGGTGTACCACTCGTAGACCTTATCGTAGATTTCGGGGTTTATTTCGGCGAGCGCCGCTTCCTGTTCTGAATGGGGATCATCAATTATTAGTATGTCAGCACCCTTACCGGTCACGGCACCGCCCACACCAATAGCGAAGTAGTCACCGCCCTTGGAGGTGTTCCATCGACCGGCTGCTTTCGAGTCTGCTTGCAGTGATGTTTCAGCAAAAACGCTTTTATAGACCTCAGAATCGACCAAATTTCGCACTTTTCGACCGAAACCCACGGCTAATTCGGCTGTATGGGAGGTTTGAATCACTTTTTTGTGAGGAAACTTGCCCAAAAACCATGCTGGCAGCAGATATGACGCGAATTCGGACTTGGTGTGCCGTGGTGGCATGTTAATGATGAGCCGCTTGCATTCGCCTCGCGCCACTTTCTCAAAAGCACGCGCCATACGGCTGTGATGCGCCCCGTCAATGAACGTAGGCCAGACTTTATGGACAAAATCCATGAAGTTATTCGCAGCATTTTCCCGTTTTTGGATGATTTCATGCTCTTCCAGACTTGCGTAAAGGTCACGGAGCTGCGTTTCTGGCAGATTAGGCAGAATTTTTAGTAGGTTTTGAAGCTCTTGCGGGTTCATTCTTCGCTGTCTTCAAGTTCTGGGGCGTCAAGCAGCCCTAATTCAGCTTCAAGCGAGTCATGTTCGGGGGTAATGTCGATGGTATTGGCAGCTTGAGCAGCCAAAAGGCGGTTAATTTTGTCCGCAATTGCTGTTTTTAGATCATCTGAGGTGCGATGCGTAATAGTAACTTCGGACTTTTCGGTAAACGCACCGACATCTGAGAGCTTTCCTAATAGCTCAATTGCCTTTAACTCGTAGCGGGCGTCGCCACAGGAAGATATCTCCAGCAGTCTATTAGTTATGTACGTCCGTGCTTGAGTAGCATCAAGTACAACTCGTTGGTCGTATTCGTTAAGTAGCGCAGACAGCTTTAAGGCTACGTTACCTTGATAGAGAGCCGCAGGATTGTATTGATCTGGGGTGGTTTTACGCTTCTTGGCATCGACCTGCTTAAATAGATCGTGAGCTAGCTTCTCATCCTCTTCGGTCATCTCGAAGGGCATATCAAGCTCTGCCATTAATGCTGCTGTGGTAGCAGCGATACGAGCGTTTTCTTGCAGGGACGCGCCGACCTCATCGCCCAAATCTTTGGGGATGGGCATGCCTTCAACTGGCTGAATCTGAATTGTCATGCTCTGCCTTATTTGTGAGACAGATTAAGGGTACTCGCTGCGTCTGTGCCGCATTACGCCCGCTTCACGCAGGGTGGCTACCACAGCATCCGCTTTCCCCAGAGAAATATTACCCCACCCGTATGGATCCTAAAAGAAAAACATAAGGGGGGTGTTTCTGCTGGCGCAGTATAAGCAGGCGTTGTAGAAATTACAAGGGGGGTGGGGGTGCTACCACGTCTATCCATGACATCTTGTTAACCTATTAACAAGTTGATAGCGCCCCCTAAGTGAAGTGTACTTGTTTTCAAAATTGCGTATCGGACGAGTAAAACATGGTGTACGTGTGCGGTAGGGGTGTCATTTGATTTTTGGGGGGTGGGGGTCTGGTTTGTCTGGGCGTAAAAAAACCCAGCCGGTAGGCTGGGTCTGAAGGGTTGCTGTTGGTCTGGTTATTCGGCTGCTGCTGCGCTGAGGATATCCAAGCAAGCTTGTAATGCTTCAGGCTGCGTACACTTGGTTACCGCTTCCTTAACATCCTTGCGGAGTTCTGCCAGTTCCTCGCCATGCTGCTTATTCTCGGCGGACTGCTTGACCTTCAAAACCTTGTCCAGTTCCTTGACCTGCTTGATTGCTTCCTTGTTGGTCGGGTTCTTGGCAAGGGTTTGATACGCTGCTTCCATTTGGGCGCGGATCATGGTCGGCGTCATGTCCCCATGCTTTGCCAGAAGTTCAGCGTTTTTCTTTTCCCGTTCAGCGCGTTTTTTCTCGGCTGCTGGATTACTGCTGGTTGGTTTGGTCAACCCGAATAGGTCATCAAGCAGACCAGTAAACCGGCTCCATGCTTTATCAGCTGAGTTTCCGGTATTGTCTGGATTTGCTTCTACATACCCAGATACCCATTGGAGTCGGCTGGCTTCCCATTGATCGAACGTTGGATCAGTACCTAGCATGGTTGCGAATTCTTTCGCGTTCTCGAGATTGTCCAACTGGTTGCGAGCAAACCTAAAACCGCAGTCCTTCGCGGT